AACGTTGTTTATATCACCATTTTCATCAGCACGTTCCATTCCAAGTTTGTTTATTGGAATATGCAGTATTTTTGCAACGCCACCACCCTTTGCACGTAGTATTTGCATTGCATATTGTCCGAATATTTTAAAATCTGCAATACATTTCTTTTGTTCACGCTTGTTAAATATCTCATTTAACCCATTATAAACAAAGTTTTCACCATTAATTGCAATTCCTTTTCCGTAAATAAGTTCACAATAAGTGTTTATGATTGCCTCATTCGTTGGTGATCCGTTATATCTGTCAATTATGTACTGAAAAAACCAATTTTGTTCACCGTAAAGCACCCATTTTCTTCCTGGATATTCCTTTATTTCTGGTTTAACATAGTTTGATAACTGTATTAAACTAACACCGTGTTTATTATTGCTCATTAATCTTATATTTTTGCGTTTCTTGTGCTGTTGCAAACATCTTTCCACGATAAATTACTGTATCATCACTTGCAGAACGATAAACAACAATATCAAATCCTAAACCTTCTGTTAAATTTGGAATATCAAATTTGTAAATATTATACCCATTTTGACTTAATTGCAGTGCAATAACTGGTGTTGATTTTATTTTATTATCATCATTAGTTATTTCAATTACATTATTTATCGTTTCCTCATAATATCTTGGGATAATATAAATTCTTTGTGTTACGAAATTTGATTCTAAAACTATCATACTATAATAACGTAAAAGTATGATTTTTGTATAAAAAAAAAGACACATAAATTAATATGTGTCCTTTTTTCCTAATTAAAACAATGAAATTACGGATTTATTTGCGTTGCACTTACTATTGCCAAAAATGCTGTTTCCGTTGCACTATCTAATGTTGGTGCAAATTCAGCTTCTGTTGCAATCGCTGTTAAGTTATAACCATTGAAACTTGCTTTTTCGCCACCACTGGCTGCTGTTCCACTAATTACCAATCCATCACTTAACCCAATAACTTTATAATTCCCCAATCTATCTTGAACAACTGCACCTGGTCTTGCCTTTGATAATAGATTTATTTCGTTTGCTGTATCTTTATCTTGTTTTTTTAAAGAAAATGTTGCAGTTTGTAACACCGTGTAAGTACCAGTATTTTGGTCTGATGTTCCCACTTCTTCCAAGTTGTTACCATCTGCAAGTAAATCATACTTGTATGCAGTTGTTAAACTTGAATTTATAGCTGTTGCTTCTGAACTTGAAACGGTAAACGCATCTTCTAAAAAATCATAAAAATAAATAGCCTTTAAACCACCAATTGCATCTTTGCACGGTTCGGTTCTTCCACTTGTTAATAAACACGCCATTCTTTATATGTTTTTAAATAAAAAAGGTGGTGATTTTGTAACGCACCACCTTTTTCAATAAGTTAATTATTATTCTTAATTACCAGCGTTTGTGATACCGTAAGTAATTACATCTTCTGGATTTGCTACTTGCGCACCATCAGCCCACTTCATTACAACGTTTACATTGTCCGAACCATCAATCTGTGTTTGGTCTAATGCAAGAACTTGTTGTGCGTTTGCAGCACTACCAATTCCGTAATAAAGGTTATTAGCGTAAGTTGCAACCATAACATCATCACTCATACCAGCACAATGAATTAATGGAACACCTTGAAAGTTTAATTCAGTTGATCCAACATTGTATCTGTCCAGGTAACCTAAAGCTGCTTGTGCAGAAATGTAATGCTTCATAATGTTTGTTCCAATTCTGATTGCAAAACCATCCGAAGAATATAACGCTGAACTTGCAGCATCCAATACCAATTGTAATTGTGCAACTACATTTGCAGCTGTTACAGTTGTTCCAGCAATTTCATAACCAGTTGGTTGTAACGGTTCGTTTGTAAAGATTGTTTGAATGCCATCAAACTCACCTAATTGCGCACCACCGTAATTTCCTTTCCAAATAGTGTTTTCACGTGATTGTGCTACATTAGCAGCAGCCAAACCAATTAAATGGTCTGCAAATGTTGGTGCTAATCCACCAAAACGATCACCACCCATTTTATCAAATGTTGGTCTGTAAGTTTCTTTACATAACTGCAAATTAACTTCAAATGCTTCTACTTCTAAAACACGCTCATTACGTGTAATTGTTCCAGCTGGTGTAAAATCACACGTTGCATCTGCAATTATACCAGATAGGTTTAATCTTGGCAAGTTCCATTTAAACTGGATGCCATCCACCACTTCAACTCCACCGTTGGCAACGGTTGTTGGTGTTGTTAATACTGCTGAAAAGAATCTTTCTGCTGCTTCACCAGCATAATTTGAAGATACAGTTTCAGTTGTAGCCAATTGAATCTTTTTTTCCATTTCTTGAAATTTGTTTAGTTCCAAATGTTTTCAGATAAACTCTGAAACACTCGACTCTTTGTTGTTTTTAATTTATTTAATTGTACTTTTTCCTTTGGTGCTGCTTCTGGTTTAGCTTTTATTGCTTCAACCTCTGGCTGCTTTTCCAATTCAACTTTCAGTTCTTCAACTTCAGCTGTTTTCGTTTCAACCTCAACTTCTTTTGTTTCAAGTTGATTGTTAAATTCAGCTTTTAAAGTATCTAACTTTCCATCAAATTCTGCACTAAATTTTGCCATAACTTCTGTCAATGCATCTTTAAATGCATCAATTTCTGATACTTCTTCTTCTTCCATTTCTTCTTCAACCTTTTCTTCTTCGGTTTCATCGTAATGTTCATCAAGAACAACATCAGTTTCCTTAACCTCCTCAACCACTTTTGCATCTGCAAATACAGCTTTGAAAGCATCTAACAAATCTTGCTTAGTCATATTTATATTTGAATTTAATTTGATTTCTTCCAATCCTAACATTGCATCAATACTGAAACCTTTAAAAGTTCCGTTTGTTGCTTGTTCGTAAAGTTCATCAGATACCTTTGCCATTGTTACCCACGTTCCTGGTTCATACTCTTTACCATACAACGCTGATTTATCAACTTTAGAATCTTCCACTTGCCAACTTTCAACAAATGATACATCTGATAATTTAACTTCGTGTTCTGCACTTGATGAATTTTGAAAACCATCCTTTATAAAATCGTGTGCTAATTTACCAATAGTTTCTTCTGTGAACGTCATATAAAATTCGTGTCCATCAATATTTCGGTAAATCTTTTTATTTGGTATTAGAACAGCACCCAACAATAATTTCTTTTTATCATCAACTGCTGCAAAATGAACTTCTTTTGGTTGTTCTGACAATGCGATCCATTCATCTTCCATTGCTGGATTCTCAACCAAACTGATGCCATAAACACCTTGTAATAATTCATCTGAATATACTGCTTCGTAAACTTTCATATAATAATAACGTAATTTTGTAAATAGTGTATAAAAAGATTGCAAAAAAAGTTTATATTTGCATTAATCATTTATTGGATGGTTGATTAATAGCTTAAAAGGTGTGTTTTTATAATGCACCTTTTTTTTTATCCAATACTTGATGAATTTTCAACATTACGTTCAAACTCTTGACTGCTTGTTACATCACCACTAACAACGTATGCACGAACTGGTGTATCTTGTGCTTGTAATGATTCTTGAAATTGACTTTGTGTTACACCACCAGTTCCAACAACATTAAATGATGGTGCTGAAACACCACCACGAACACCACCACCACCAGAAAAACTTGGTGTGCTTTTACCACTTGAATCCGTGCTTAATATTTTAGCAACATTTGCAAAACCAGCAACCCCAACTGCTGCTGCATTTATAAATCTTAAAGTTTGTGTTGGTGTAAAATCTGTTGTTTCTGCTAATGCTTTATTAATACCTTGATATGTTGATAAAACAGCTTGTGCAACTGCAATTGCTTTTGCACCAGCACTTCCTTCTTTTGCAATACTGGCTAATGCGTTTAATACATTACCAGCAGTTTGTATTTTCATTTGTGCAAGTGCTTGTTCTCTGCGTTCTTCTTCATCTGCACGTTTTAATGCTTGTAAAGTTCTGTATTCGTTTAGTTCGTCATCTAAATTAATAAGTTCATCATTGATTGCTTTTTGCAACATCACTTCTGGTGTTTCAGCAACATCAACAATTCCTTCTGTTTGTATTCCAGTTGTTGCAGTCCTTATTGCATCCCTTCCTGGTCTTAAACCATCTGGATTTTGTAAATCAAAAAGTTTAGTTTCAACATCAATTTGTTCAATTTTAGATTTTAAAATTAAATCTTGAATTTCTTTGTAACGTTCTGCTGCTTCTGTTTGTTGATCCAAAATATAAGCATCACCAAGTCCAGCCCTACCAGCATTTAATATTGCTTTTACAATTTTTTGTCGTGTTGTTAATGTTAAACCAGCAGTTCTTAATTCTTCTGCTTCTGATTCTAATAATGCTAATTGTTCTTTTTTCTGTTGTTGTATTATTTTAACAAGATTAATTCTTTGTTGTTGTAATTGTTCGGTTGCCTTACCTTGTTTTGTTGCTAAATCAATTTCTTTGTCCAATAAATCAACACGTAATTGTGTTGTTGCTTCTGTCTTTTTAAGAATTTCTAATTGTTCTTCTAATGTTGGTGTAATTAAACCAATTGATTTTCCTATTGCTTCCCAATTCTCAACCAACAAACCAACTGCAACAACCAATGCACCAATTCCAGTTGCTATAAGTGCAGAACGCATTGCCTTACCACTTGTTTTTGCTGCCTTACCTAAAACAACAACTTGATTTATTGCGCCCTCAATACCACCTTGTAAATTACCACTTGCTTCTGTTGCACCATCTAATGATTCACCAATATTTGCACCAGCTTTTTTTGATGTGGTTTCAACTTTTTCAATTGAACCACCTAACTTTTGAATGTCTTTTGTTGCTTGTTCAACTTGCCCATCATCGACAATCAGTTTTACAACTATTTCTTGTGCCATACCTTATTCCTTTTATATTGTTTCCACGCTTCTTTAAACGTTCCTGGTGCTTTATTTACTCCTTTTGCAATATCGATGTTTGGTGATACACCAATCATATCATCAACATCCAAGCATTGTATTATTAAATTAAACATTTTGTATAATTGTTAGTAATGGATCATTAATTCCATCGGTTGCTTTTATTTGTGCAGAACGTGAACTTCCAGTATTATTTTCATCAACCGTAAATGTGATTGTGTTAATTGTACTTGTTACCGTTCCAGTTATTGTAATCCAACTTGTACCATCACCAGTATCAACTAATGAAAGTGTTGCAGTTGGTAAACCAATGTAATTTGCATCAGCATTATTTGCACCACCACCCAATGTTACAAAGTCTGGTGTCCACAATGAACTGTTTAATGTATCTGATGCCAACGGTGCTATGTAAATATCGTTGATTAACTCCAACGTATCTTTACGATTTACAATATTACTTTTTATAGTATTGATTAAAAACCTTTGCCCATTAATAACCAATCTGTCGTTTGCTTTTAAAACGCTTAACAGAAAATTTGGCAAAATCGCTGTATAATTGTAAACACGTCTTTTAATAGAAAATATATCCGTAATGTAATCACTCCAATAAGTGTTGTAAATCGTTTCATCAAAAACTTGTGCTGTGTATTCGTTTGATACAGCGTTAAAATTAATATTAAAACTTTCAGTATCTATTTCAATACTGTGTGATGGCATAAATAATGATGTGTTTATTTCTTGGTATGTGCCATTTCCATAACCAATTGGATTTGATGAAACACTTACGTTTTGTGCATACATTAAAAACGGTTCACTAACATAACTGTTTATTTCTTCATCAGCTATTAAACCATATTGTATTGTGGTTTGTGCGTTTGTATTCAAGTCAATCAACCTTTCAAATATTGGTTGTTCAAATATTGTTTCAACATCTAATTTTTCACCACTTAACAATTCCGTTTGCGTTTCATCGGTGTAAAGTTTTTCTTCTAAATTACCGTAGTAAATATTGTTTTGCTGATAATAAAAATCTGCAAGAACTTGTTTACTTTCCTTAAATTTAAAATCAATCTGATTTAATATTTTACCACGACTTACTTTGTTTTGTGTAGTATCAACATATTGACTAATATCATAAACCTTTCCAGTTGTGTACCAGTTTTGTAAATCATCAACAAATAAATCATCACCATCTGGAACAACAACCAGGTTAAACATTTTTAGTATTGATGTAAGAAAATTATAAACCGTAACATCTTTAAAAAGTGTTTTAATAATAGTATCTAAATTAATACTTTGGTTTGTGTAAGAATTAGAAAACACCAATGTATTGCCACTTGAATTGTATGTGTAGTTTAGTTGTGTTGTTGCATCAAAATCAAAATCACTTTGTGTAATCATTTCAGCTTTTGCCTCATAATCATTTGTGAAAAACTTACGTGATCCAACAAATGTTTTTGTTCCCCACGCTGCTAATTCCGTTTCCAATCTTACAACACCATTTACAGTCAATCTAACTTTGTATGGTGTATCTTCAAATCCAGCTTTGGGTGTTATTGTTGTTTGATAAACATAACGATCATTTACATTACTTATCGATGCTTGTGTTCCACTTACGTTTTCATAAACTAACAAACCATTGCTTAAATCATCTTTACGGTTGTTTACGTTTACATATAATTCCGTAAAGTTGGTTGATTCAAAGAAATTACCAGTAAAATTTAAACCGTACTTTTCCGTGATTGCTTTGATTATTAAACTAACTTTTATTGCTGGTCTTAATTCACCAAATTCTACACCGTGCTGTTGTTGCCCATTGTGAAAACGAATGTTTACAAGTTTATCTGTGTTGGTTGTATCACCACTATCTGAATTATATAAATATTGCCTTCTATAACTAATCAAAGGATAAATAACAGCATCAGCATAAGTAATTCCATCAACGGTAAAATCTAAACCATTGGTTAAACCAGTTAAAACATTAGCACTTGTGTAATCGTGATTAAAATTATCCAACCAATCTAATTCAACCATTTTATCTTCACCAATTAAATCTTTAACTTTAACGGTGTTTCCATAAAATACAATCTTGTAATACTGTATTTGATTTTCTTTTATACCTACATCAACAAGTTCAATTTTACCACGTTTAAAATCTAATGTATCAACATCAATGGTTGCAGTTTGGCGAACCCTTGCATCAAAACCATTATTTATATCTGCATTGTAGTAATGTTTAAATAAACGGTTGTTGCGTTTAGATGCTGGAACTGTAAACGATTGTGAAAAATCCCCTCGTATTTTTGAAATATCTTTTACATCCTGGACTGCTGTTGTAACCGTAATGTTTTCATCCTTTCCAAACGTGTCTAAACGCTCACCGTTTATGTAAATATCAACTGCCATTAAATATTATTAATTGTGTTAAATGCATAATCAAAATCAATCGTGTATAATGTTAATTTGTCATTAACTCTTGTTTTAAAACTTATTTGTTTACTTGCAACGTTTACTGGAACAAATGATGTATTTTCATAAAAGAAAACAATATCAGATAATAACATTTCTTTATACAATTCATTTTCAGCTTCATTAATGTAACCACTATTTAAACTTACTGATTCCTTGCCAACAATATTAATCTTTTGCATCTGATGATTTGTTATATCATAAGAACCATTGGATATGTAATTGTTTTTAAATTCTTCATTTGTAACGCTTAATTTGTCCGTTCTTTTCTTAAACATTGTTACGGTATCAAACACACCGTACTTGTTCTTAAACACCACTTGTATTGGTTCAAATCTGCATTCATCAACTATTTGATAAACCCAACTAC